GTATAACTCGTATTTGAACACGCAATATATTTGACGGGATGATTAAAACTGAGCTCTTGAATCAATTCACCGGAGGGGATGTTCTTTTGAACTTGATGAATAAGAATATTATGGCTTCGCGAAGCCATGGTGGCGCGTTCATCGTTATCTAAATAATAATAATTAGCAAACGCTTCCCAATTATAAAGATGTGCATCGGGTCCCCATCGAATGCGAACCTCGACGTTATGATATTGTAACGCACACATCGGAATTGCACTTTGATGATGTTCACAAAAGAAGAAACGTAACGGGTAGAAATACGACCGAGAGCTCAGACCCGGATGCGGGCCGTTCGATGATTTGGAGACGTTGTTCGCAAAGGTATCTATCGCAATCTTCTCACAGAAAATAGAATCCTGTGTGTCGATCACATGACCACCTATTAAAAGTTCTACACTTTCTATCAGTGTTGTCCAGTTTAAAGAATCTAACGACTTCGTGTGGTCGTCGATCGTGAGATATACATATCCCAAAAGATCACCCGTTTTTTCGAAACGGATGGTCGACATAGAGTTACTATTCACAGCTCCCTGTATCGTCTGCTGTTCGAGAGATTGTGAAAAGTTGGAGTGCCTCTTGAAAGAAGAATTAAAAAACGAGACCTCTGGCTCACCCATGATGTGTTCATCTTGTGCACCTATGGCGATGAGTTGGACGATACCAGAAGACATTTATATTACCTTGATGTTATTTTTACCTAAAAGCTCCGCATATTGGGTTTCCTGCAAACAAAATGAAGAATCAAAAAATTCTCACCCGTGGCACCATCTTCAATGGTGTCACCGTTTTGATCACGGATGGTCACCGTGAATCGATCGATTGTGTTAATGGGATCAATGTATTGTGTTACGATTGGATAGTTGTCTCTGAACACGATTAAATCATTCGCACCCGTGTGCGTGTTAGACTCACTAATGAGACTCGCGAACGAGTTTCGAAGAACAGACAACGCCGGTTGAGACGAGACTGATTGTGGTGGGTCTTTAGAGGCTCGATCCGTGAATATAGAATCGAGTTCCGCGATCGACACGTGACAATGTTCCGTCGTGTCCGATGTGTGAATGTGCGCACCGAGAAGTCTCGCTTGCACGACATTTCGGAGAGGTGTGCTCAGGTACACTGTGAAAGTATTCGCACTGTCCTGTCCAACACTATCGAGAGTGATCGTATGAAATTCATAATCGATATCCGGAATACTCGGGGAAATCGCCGTAACGAGTGCCATTTTACTATTATACGCCTAGATTAAAACACCACCGATTCCATCCGTGATTTCATAATCATCGGCATCGCGAATGACCTTTTGCGCACCACAGATACCACCTGGGGTCAGGGATCGGCTGTAATATCCAGCCGTCTTCTGAGGACCGGCGACACACTCGAGCTTATGCTCGAGATCGAAGATGGACTTTTCGGTCTTCGCCTTGATGACGATCGGCCTGGCCTGATAACCACTGCGGCGAGACTTCAGGAGAGTCAACAAGTAGATGGTACCGATGATAACCAAGATAGCCATGACAGCGCCGCGGTCGGCTTTGTTGAGATTGAGCTTAAACATTTATAGTTTACTGATATTTTTTTTATAAAGTGCGTTAAAGAATTTCTAATACTTTCAAGTTAAAGGGTAGATGGACGAAGAGATTGTTCTCGACCGAGGAAATGCCACAGTCATGAAACTTGACGCAGATGAACAGGCGCTCATGGATGAAATTCACATCAGTGCCCCCAGAATACAAACCCCCAGACGCCCAGCACCGGGCCCTCCGCGAAGAGTCCAGTCTAGACCCGCACCACAACAGGAAGAGTTGGATGCATTCGCGAACCCAAATAAACAGGCCCCACCCCCGAGAATGGAAAACGAAGAAATTGATTACGGTGAAGATGAACCAATGTTCTACGACGATGACGTGGATGACGGTGGTGTGTACGAACGCGAACAAGAAGAACGACCGACGAACGGATTTACATCTGTCGACGAAGAAAAGGCGGATATCCTGAACAAATTGGCGAGACTCGAGAAGAAAGGATTTAATGTGAATAAAAGACTCAACGCGTATTCATCGATCGATGAATTGCGCACGGAAGTCAAGCGAGTCACATACAGTATCGAAGTCGAGCAATCCGTCAAGTTCAGTAAGCGCATGTTGATCGCGTGTGTCACCGGTCTTGAATTTTTGAATAAGCGTTATAATCCATTTGAACTCCACCTTGAAGGCTGGAGTGAATCAGTGATGGAGAACCAAGACGATTACGATAATGTTTTCGAAGAACTCTATGTAAAATACAGAAGCAAGGTCAACGTCGCACCAGAAGTCAAGCTTATCATGATGCTCGGTGGTTCTGCGATGATGTTCCACTTGACATCCTCGATGATGAAGGCTGCACTTCCGAATATGAACGACGTGCTCAAGCAAAACCCCGATCTCATGAAGAACATGGTTCAGGCGGTTCAATCTACGGCCTCGAACACGCAGCGAGAACAATCCTCAAATGACAATGGGCAATACGAAATGCAAGGACCGGGCATTGACATTTCAAAGCTAATGGGTGGTATCATGATGCCACCGCCTCCACCGATGAACACATCCCCGATATCCGTGACTCGGGAGCCGGAACCCGTGATGGACGACGATGATGTGTCTGATATCGTGTCTATCTCTGGTGAATCAACTGGCGGTGAACTGAAAGAAGTGAGTGTCTCGACGACGGCAAAACCCAAGAGGACCAGACGAAAGAAGAAAACCGAAATTAATCTGTGAGTATATCATAGATGATAGGATACTGTCCCCTAGAGGAAGATCCGCCCGTGGTTCATCAGCTCGAGGTCAGGCGACCTCAGCTGGAACGTGAACCCTCAGGGCCAGAAGAAACAGAATGTAATTATCTAGTTTTAGCCTTTATCTTGGGTGTTGTCGTGTTAGCTGCAACAGATAGCGCTTAAGTTTATTTTTATTTCCATGTTTGGAATTTGTTTTAATTTGCAAATAGAATTCCAGCCATACCCTTATCGACTCTCAGGATATTGTAACTCACCGCATAGATACTGAGTTCCTCCGTTTCCGCGCGCAAGTAGCCCTTGACGGCGCCCCGCAATATAAGTTTTGCGTTATCGAGTCGACTGAAATTACACGTACCCGTGGGTTTGTATTCAGATGCGTTCATGCAGAAATTATACGCAAAATACCTCGTATAAAATGGACAGTGTTCGGTTTCGTCGAATTGAATGATACCAAATTTACTGTTATTATAGTTTTGAACGATGTGGAAGTATAACGGTGACATATTCTCAAGAAGTGGTGTTCCATTGATTTGAATATCAGCGGTCGTAAAGGAAAAACGATCCGCTTCGACTTCCGCCGATCTCGTGACGTATCCAAAAAAGAGGGACTTAACGGGGTGATTGAATTGTGAAATATCGATATCATTATAACCACCACCATTCGTATTATCACGATTATCGTTAGTCTGTGCCGTGGTGTATGTAGCGAGTTTCGTATTTACAACGATTTGTTGGGCATCGACCGCGGGTTGATTGACGGGATTTGCCGATTGTAAAGACAATAGTAAAGTATTCGCTTCGTTGTATTCGTTTTCTGCGACTTTGAGAATATCTTTATAATATTCAGTGTCATCACAAACGATTTGTCTCTTTATATTTTGCACCTGCGTCACGATGAGGTCCATGCGCTTTTCAGTGAATCGTTTACGTTCATCCGTATCTAAAAATATGTAATTTCCATAGCACTTTACACCAGCTACATTCGTCGCTTTAAAGTTTATTCGTATCTCAACTTGATGAAATTGAAGAGCTAATAAAGGGAGAAATGAATTATTATCACAAAAGAAGAAGTGTAACGGGAGAAAATTGGGGTTCGTCGTCGAACACTTGTTATTAATCTCTTGAGACTTCGTGTACGTATCGGCCAAATAGTTTTGCCATATATCGGAAATATAGTCGTATCCATACGAGTCAACCTTTTGTCCACCAATGTATAGATCGATCGTTGATTCAAAAAAATTATTAAGAAGATCCGTGCCTTCAAACCACACCGAATTGATAATGTCTCCGTAGACTGGGATGACGATGGAGTTATCCGTGCTCGTGACCTCCTTTATAAATTTTGGCGCTTGTGAAAAATTCGTATGTCTCGAATATTTCAGATTAAAGAACGACATACCGTCCGATGTCGTCAAATAAACATCTTGGGCACCCTTGGACACCAACTGAACTAATGCTCCAGACATTTAATTTATGTATAGATTATAAAAACAGACACTTTCCCTGAGGGAATTCCGAAGGCTCTTCTTTGGTCGCGTGTCTGGGAATGTTGAACCCTCCTTGACGATAGACTTTCATACGTTTGTAATACATGGCTGTCATGATGGACCATTTATCATGAATATCATAGATGTGTGGATTGTTCTTTTTACCTTTCGTTTCTCGCATGATTCGGCCGATAGACTGGACGATATCGGATTTCGGTGTCGCTAATATTACGGTGTCGAGGGTTGGGATATCCAGACCTTCGTGCGCCTGACTAAAAGTCGCAAAGATGATCTTCTTTTTTGAAGACGCCTGGAGATCCACTTCTTTCATGCCACCCATATACAACCCCGATGTCTTGGGAAAACACTGGTGAAGAAATTCACAATGCCAACGACGTTCGCTGAGCACGAGAAGTTGTCTCGTACCAGCGGATGCCTTTTTAATGAGATTTACGAGCATAATGTTTCGCTGTCGATCTTCGACGACCATCGTCACCATGTTTGGAAGTGACAACTTTCCAAATCGAGTACACGGTGGTGGATTTTTATAATTTTCACACTCATACTCTATGGGAAATACATCGACTTGATCTTGATTCTTTCGTTCAACCGCGAAGAACGTCGGACCCATGAACCAGTGAAGAACTTTCGTGAGACCGTCTTTTCGTTCCGGTGTCGCCGA